TTCAGCACTTATTGTTGGTGGACAGTTTGCTTTTGACAACACCAACAATGCTAACAGAACACAGTTTACGGTTGCAGTGACCACAGATGGTACATCAGTTGAAGCCAGTTCAAATGACGATGTGCAATTTAAGATTGATGGTAATGACAGTGGTGCTATCACATTCAACAACGCATATAAGTTTCCAACCTCAGATGGTACTGCTGATCAAATACTTGCCACAGATGGTGCAGGAAACATTTCATTTGTTGACATTAGTGCTGGTACTAATATTGCTAACGGCACAAGCAATGTAAGTGTTGTTAGTTCAGGAGGTAATGTAACTGTAGGCGTTGCCGGCAACGAAATTGCAGAATTTGCATCTAGCAGTATTACTTTTACCGGTAATGTGCTTCCTAGTGCTAACGTAACTTACAACTTGGGTAGCGACACAGCAAGATGGAATGAGTTATTTTTAGCTGGTAGCACACTAAATCTAGGCACACTTCAACTGAAAGACAACGGCGGAAGTTTTGAAGTTTTTCAAAGTGACGGAACAACGCCTGCACAGATCACAGGAAATATTGCAGGCGCAAATGTAGTAGGTACAGTTGCTAGTGCCACAACAGCAACAACTGCTGGGACTGTAACCACTGCTGCTCAACCTAATATTACCAGTGTTGGAACATTAAGCAGTGTCACTACATCAGGAAACATCACAGCTACTGGAAATATCAATATCAATGATCGGAACGGTTTATATCTTTATGACAGTGATAATTCAAATTATGCAATTGTGTCTCCGTCAACTGTCTCTGGAAACGTAACGTTTACATTACCTGGAGATGCTGGAACTGCCGACTATGTGCTTGCTACCAATGGTGCAGGAACACTAAGCTGGGTAGAACAAAGCGGTGGCGGCAGTTCAGGAGCAAGTAGTTTTCCAAACAGTACTGTGACACCTCTTCCTAGTTCTGAAGGCAATTTTGATCTAAGTTACGACTATGAACAAACCACACAAGAAACACCTTTTGAAACAGGTGGTACAGATGCTTTTGGTGTAAGTTTAGGTGAAGTATACAGCATGATGGATCCAGCTGGTGATATTCCAGACGCAACAGATTTAGGTGTATTAACTTAATAAATACACTGCTAGGAGAACAAGATGCCAACCGTATTACAATTTAGACGTGGAACCACAGCACAAAATAATTCATTTACAGGAAGTGATGGTGAGCTAAGTATTGACACCACAATCGATACTATTAGGGTACACGACGGTAGCACCGCTGGTGGGTTTGAACTAACACAGAACTCTGCAACACAAACACTCACAAACAAAACATTAACCAGTCCGGTATTGAACACAAGTGTTTCAGGAACAGCAGTGTTAGATGAAGATGATATGTCATCAGATAGTGCAACTCAACTTGCAACACAACAGTCAATCAAAGCATATGTTGATACACAAGTAGCTACAATTCCTGTGGGAGATATAACAGCAGTAACCGCAGGAACAGGATTATCAGGCGGCGGTACAACAGGAGATGTAACTTTAACTATAGATTCAACAGTTACTACACTAACAGGCTCACAAACTCTTACAAACAAAACATTAACCAGTCCAACTATCAATAGTGGTACAGTAGGAACCGCTCTAACGTTTAATGCACAAGCAGACGCAAGATTTGCAGACAGTGATAGCAGTAATTGGGTTGCATTTCAAGCACCGGCTACGATCGCAAGTAATGTCACATGGACATTGCCGTCTGCAGATGCCGCAGTAAGTGGCTATGCATTGGTTAGTGACGCATCAGGTACTTTAAGTTGGGCCGCCGCAGGTGCTACAATTACAAGTGATACAAGTACAAACACTGACTTTTTATTATATTTTGCAAGCACCACAACTGGTGCGTTGACCGCTGTCAAACAAGACAGTGGATTAACCTATAATCCAAGCACTGGTTTATTGACCTCGGCTGCATTTAGTGGTAGTGGTGCAAGTCTAACTTCTTTAAATGGAAGTAACATAAGCACAGGAACAGTAGCGGCTGCACGTGTAGCAACTCTTAACCAAAACACCACAGGCACTGCTGGTGGCTTTTCAAGTGCAGTGACAGTGTCTTTATCAGGTGCAGTTACAGGTAGTGCTACCTTTACAAGTGCAGGCGATACAGCAAGTATTACAACAACTGCAACTAGCGATCCAACAATCACATTAGCTGGAGACTTATCTGGTAGTGCAACACTTACTAACCTTGGCGATGCCACACTAACAGCAACACTTACTAAAGATCCGGTAATTACACTAACAGGTGCAGTAACAGGTAGTGCTACAATGACCAATCTTGGTAACGTAAGCATTACTACTACTGCAACAAGTGACCCAACAATCACACTAGCTGGTGATTTGTCAGGTAGTGCAACACTTACCAATCTTGGTAGTGCAACTCTAACAGCAACAATTGCAGCCAACTCAGTAGCACTTGGAACTGATACCACAGGTAACTATGTACAACAGGGTGCAACAAGTGGTAGTGGTATAAGTGGAAGTGTTAATAGTGAAGGTGGTACATTTACTGTAACATCAAATGCTACAAATGCTAACACCGCAAGCACTATAGTGTTTAGAGATGGTAGTGGAAATTTCAGTGCTGGCGTGATAACTGCAACCGCCACACAAGCAAGGTATGCTGACTTAGCAGAAAAATATACCAGCGATCAAGATTATGAGCCTGGCACTGTTGTTGAACTTGGAGGCGAATACGAAGTAACACAAACTCGTAGGTCTAGAAGCACTGCAATTGCAGGTGTAGTTTCAACTGATCCTGCCTACTTGATGAACAATGATTTAGATGGTATCAGTGTAGCACTTATTGGACGAGTACCGTGCAAGGTTGTTGGAACTGTACGCAAAGGCGATATGTTGATCAGCAGTGACGAACCTGGACATGCACAAGCATATAAAGATATTCACAATCCACCAACTGGTAGTGTAATCGGTAAAGCAATTGAAAACAAAGACAATGATGGCACAGGTGTGATAGAAGTACTTGTCGGAAGACTATAATGTTAGAAAGATACCGTACTGATTACGATGGCGAATTTGTTATTGTAAGCAATACTATAAAAGATGGTAAAAAGCATCAAGAACGTGAATGGATTGAAAATCCTATACAAAATCAACATATAAGTGGCCGTGCCGCAGTAATAGGCAATGGAGCCAGTCGTTATGAAACAAAGTTCAACGGAAAGTTTAATTTAAAAAACAATATTGAAAGACATTCTGGTTGGCATCTTGGACGTAAACGTTTACAAAGCTACGGTTCTCAAGGTTGTTGGCAGGAAATGCAATGCGATTTCTATATCGAGTTTGATCAACAAAAACTTGCAGAAATAAAATTAGAAAAATATCAAGAAAAAGTTACAGTATACAGTAATGCAAGAAATTGCATTAACGATCCTGGTGAATTTTATCTTGTGCCTTATGGTGTACGTGGTAAAAGTATAACAGTAGCAACATGGTTAGCATGCTTCGATGGACACAAAGAAGTTTTCTTAATTGGTGCTGATGCGTATGATGCTAAAGGAAATGCAGATGAAAAAACAGTTAAAGAAATGAACTCAGTGTTTGATAACTACAAAACCACTAAATTTTATTATGTAAGCGATTCTGGACACGCACATGATCTTTGGAGAGAACACACTAATTTTATTCAAATGAACTATGCAGAGTTTATTTCATATTGTGATATTTGAAACTGTTTGATTGTATCAATCTTTTCTAGAATTTCTTCAAAATTAATTGTAGTCCACAGTCCTGGATGCAAAGGCTTTGGCCAGACACCAGATTTTATCCAACTGTATCCATGATGTTCAGAATTAAGTATGGGCGTAAATTCGTTGTCAATCAAACAAAAAAATGTATGATAGCTAAAATGACCATCTGCACTGGTAAACTTTTCTATAGGTACTAACTTAACAATCTCAGGCCAAATGCCAATTTCTTCTTGGCATTCTCTTTGTATAGCATCTGTTAAATTCTCACCAGCATCAACTTTGCCACCTGGTAGTCCCCAGCATCCTGGATTTTTATTATCATTCCTAAGCAAATAAAGATATCGATCTGTCTTTATACTGTAAAACCATACACCAACTGCATTTATCAAAGTACAATGCTCCATTCGCCTTCAGGGTATAAGCCTTCGTAACTTTTTAGCCATTCGTTGTTTGCCCATCTATATTGGACACTGGTTGTTAGGTTACTTACATATTGTACATTCGTTTCGTTGCTGGCGTCAAATGCAATATTCCAACGTACACCATCATACTGAACAATATCATTTGTATTTGCAACTAATGTTGATCCATCAGTGCCTTGCCATGCTTCGGCAAATCCTGGATCTTCTAAGCTATCACTTCCAGTATCATTTATAAACAAATACCTTTGTCCTTCAGATGCCGCAGGCAATCCATTTACGGTACCTGGACCTTTTGCTTGTGGATCAACAATAGCATTAACTGGCGACAAGGTGTTTGCAGGAATAGTATCAGTATCAACAGTAAACAATAGAAATCTATCATCAGTAGGATCATATGATACTGTGCCAACAATAATAGTATCATCATAAGGATTATCTAATCTTACTTGGCTTATACCATTACGCAGAGAACCATATAGGTCTATAACTGCGTGCCAAAGCAAATTACTAGGAGGCGCACTTGGTACCTGTACTCCACTGTTATTTGTCACAACTGCTTGTGGTTCAAGCACTTGTAGTTTATTTCCAATCAACAGTGTTTGGTAGTTAAATGGTGTAAACTTTTGTCTTGTACCCATGAGCAAATCACTATCGTATATTGCTTCATTGAGATCACCAGTACCATCATATACACTTGCTATAATTTTTTCAACTACACCAAGTTTTTTGACTTTTGCTGGTGGAGATATGTATATTGGCATAACAAATCTCAGTGTTGCAATGTCGATTGGGTCGTCGGTGCCTTGTGGAATTGAACGACTACTCCAAGTTACCTGTTCCAAGTACATAACACTTAAACTGGTCCAGTCTATAAAGTTTTCTGTGCTTTGTATTTCTAAACTTGGATTGAACAATGTTAATAGTTGTTCAAGTAATTGTAATTTTTGATTGGTGTTTGATGTCCATATATCAAGGTTGACTTCAAGATCAAAAGGCACAGGCATTAGTTTTTCTATTGTAAAGGCAGTTCCTTGTGTGGTTTCATATTCTTGAGATTGTGTATCCCAGTATCTTTGTCTAACATTTTGTTTTTGTACAAAGGTAGGATCTTGTATTCTGTCACGTGCATAGTTTAGATTAGTAACATGAAATGTCATCAATGGTGTGCTTGGCAAACTGTTTGCACTGTTCTGTTGAATAATTGTTTGTGCTTGACGTGTAGCATCACCATAACGTACAGGCACTCTATACAATGCCTTTTGT